TCTTTCAATCATCTTGCCTCCTTTATTAATACCATCACTGGCACTTCATCATCCTTAAGTAGGTGCTGTACCTCTCTCCATAATGGTACACTTCTAGTACCATAGTTAACTAAGTATCTCATTCCCAACCCCAATCTCCTGTCATACCTACAGCTGAGTAATCAGTAACAGTCTTCTCAAAGAAGTTACTCATACTATCACCACTTGTTAGTTGCTCTACCCACGGTAGTGGATTCTCTTTTACTTTAAAGTTTCCCTTCAATCCCATCTGGATTAATCGCCTGTCCGCCAGATACTTAATGTAAGTTTTAACTTCGCCTTTATCCAGACCATCAATATCCCCACCCTCAAAGGCAAGGTCGATAACCTTACTTTCCAATTTAACAATCTGTCTTGCCATCTCATATATATCTTTCTTGAACTCATCGTTTACAATCCTCGGGTGTTCAGTACAGAACTCCCTAAATAATTTACTCATACCTTCGCAGTGCATAGTCTCATCTCTGATACTCCACTCCACTACAGTATTCATTCCCTTCATTTTACCCATCCGTTGATAGTTTAATAACATAACAAAGGCTGAGAACAAAGAGACCCCTTCGTTGAACACCGATAGTGCCACAGCTTTAGCTAAACCGTGCTGTGTATGCACATCAGCATCCTTCATAAAGTCTACCTTATCCACCATAGCATCATACTCTAAGAACATACTATACTCTGATTCGTGTAGACCTAGTGTGTCATTCAGTAAAGCATAAGCTCTCTGGTGAACACCCTCCCTCGCTGCAAAACTCAACAGCATACTCCTAATTTCGTTGTTACGAAAGATGGGTATAAACATATCACAGTAGTTACCTGCTACTACTACATCTGACTGTGTAAACAATCGTAGTATCTGTGTGATATGGTTCTTCTCTACATCTGATAGTGTACCATCCTTCCACTGTGTCACATCATCAGACAGATTAATTTCTTTCTCTGTCCAGTGTAGGTCCTCGTGATTCTCTGCCATCTCCATAGCCCAGGGGAATTTGAATGGCTTATATACTTTACTCTCTTCTACTAATTTACTCTCCATCTTCATCCTCCATAAATTGTTTAGCCATATCTATAACAGATGCAAAGCAATACTCACAGAAAGTTACAGGTAGTATTCCAAAGTATCCTTGAACACCACCACACTCTTCATCATACTCACTACTGCATACACTGCATTCATCTTTAGGTTCTAACCCTCGCAAGCTAGACATTCTGTATCCTCCATAAAATTCTTTAGTGCTACCCTCTCTACTTTCTGTCCTACATTCTCAGCACCATTAGTAGCTGATGTACGTAAGTAATATAAACCCTTAAGCTTAGACTTCCAAGCCTTTAGGTGCACCCTATTTACATAAGACTTATCACTACCTGCTGGGAAGAATAGATTAACTGACTGCCCCTGACAGATGTGTGGTTGTCTATCACCAGCGTGCTGTACTACCCACTCCTGGTCTATCTCAAAGGCTGTCTTGAACACCAACTTCTCCCAATCAGTTATGTAGTCTAGCTGTTGCACACTACCTTGATGGTGGTTGATGTTACGCCACTCTCTATCTAACCACTCCCTGTCCTTACCTAATCTCATACGGTGTTCTTCCATCACCTTCTCTAAGTGTTTGTTCTTAATCAGGTGACTACCAATCCTTGTCTTATGTACAAAGCTGTTAGACTTAAGAGAGGAGCGATAGCAAGTAGGTGTGAGTTTCTTCTACCACTACCTATACCATCTAGGTACTCACCTCGAACATCGGCCAGTGCTTTAGTGGCTTCTACTGCCTGTCTCTTTATGTCATTAAACATACTCCTATTCTTACCCACAGCCAGTGAAGATTCCCAAGGAATATTCTTTGATTGTAGGTACGAATGGAAGCCCATAGCACCCAACCCTAGACTGCGTTCACGAAGTGCCGAGTATGATGCCTTCTTGAGAGCCTCAGGTGCATTATTAATGAATTGTGTCAGTACATTATCTAGCATAGTAATTAAGTCCACTACTAATGAAGTGTCCTTCCAGTCATAGTACCTCTCAAGGTTAACAGAAGACAAACAACAGACAGCAGTTCTGTCCTCGCTAGTCGGCAGGTGAATCTCATTACACAAATTACTTCCTTTAATTTCAAGTCCCTTATCCTTTAACGATTGTGGTAACTGTCGATTAGATTCGTCAATGAAGTTGAGATACGGCTCACCTGTTCTGAAACGAACTTCGATAAGTCTTTCCCATAACTCTCTCGCATCAACTGTATCCCTGATAGAGTCATCGTTAGGGTCAAGTAAAGCCCAGTCGTCACCACTAACAACAGCATCCATAAAAGCATCAGTGATATTGACAGCGTTGTTAATGTTAAAGCACTTACGGTTGATATCACCCCCTGTCGGCACTCTAAGATTAATGAACTCCATAATGTCTGGGTGACTGATGTTAGTGTATGCTGCATAACTTCCCTTCCTTGTTTGTCCTTGTTTATAAGCTGTCATCGCTGAGTCAGCTACCTTAATGAATGGTATAGGTCCTGGTGCTTTATCACTGACTGGTCGTACATCACCCCAGTGTCCACCGACACCCCCACCTTTGACACTAAGCCAAGCAAGCTCAGATTGATGAGAGATAAGACCATCAAGAGTATCAGGTACGTAAGAAAGAAAGCAAGAAATGGGGAGTCCACCAGGTTTTTCCTCTGGAGCAGGAGCATTGCTAAGAATAGGACTGCTAAACATAAACCAACCATTACTAACTGCATCATATAACCTCTGTGCTAAATCTAAATCACCATCACTGTAAGCTACACAAGCTCTAGCATAGGCCTCTTGTGGTGACTTCTCCTTACCTTTAAGATAGTAGCCCTTAACAAGCTCAGAAGCCTGAGTGGTTAACATCTTATCCCTACTACGGTCTATTGTTATTCCTAAGTAATCACTCTTCATCTTTATTCTTTATGTCCTCTATTGCCCTTAGTATCTCTTGTGGTTCTATATACTTAGTACATTCGTATTGTTCTTTCTTATCATTACTGGGGCACCAGTTCCAATCAGTGTTATCAAACTTAAACTTATTGAAACAGTGTCTACACTTATCTTTAGGTGCATCTATTCTGTGGTCACAAGCAAATTCAGTGTAGGGGGCAGAGAAACCGGATATCATAATCACTGGTGTACCCACTCCCCACGCTAACCACGATAATCCACTACCTAACCCAATAAACATATCTGCACCAGCGAGCATCTTAATTCTGTCCTTTAGTGGCTTATCCCCTGTCTTATCTATTACTCTATCAGGTATCTTGTTGCCCTTATTAAACTTATTCTTATCTATATCTATTACATCATAGCCCCTAGAGATTAGATAGTCCACCACTACTTGCCAAGCCTGGTCGTTATTCCAATACTTGGCCTGTGCTGTGGAATGTGTGGCTATACACACATACTTCTTATTCCTTTTCTTAAACTTCTTAGGGATATCTATCTTAGTTTTAATCTCTCTGTATGGTATATTGAAAGCCATACAGGCTACTTGTTGTAACGGTATACTCTTATGTCTATCATCTAGACCATACCCTATGTTAAAATAAATATCTGTTGTCTTAGGTATGCCATTCCAATCAAACTTTATTTTAGGATAGGACTTCTTAAACAAATAACCTAGCTTAGAGACAACCACTACATCATAACCAGTTATCTTTCTGTACTCCTCAACCTGAGGTACCCAAGCTATTGTATCTCCCAACGCACCTGAACCTAGATTAATTAATACTCTTCTAGTCTTCACCCACATCTTCAAACATCTTTAGATTACCAATCAACTTATCTTCAAACCTATCTAGTATCTCCTCCGGTTCAATATCTAATACATCACATATTAAACACACATCATAAACAAGTGCTATCCTTTCTTTGAGTTCTTCAAGAAGCAGAGGCATAACGCTTTAACTCCTTGATGGTATCTAATGTAAACCACTTGAATCCTTCCTTATCACACCACTCACTCATAGTCATCTTAGCCCCCTTCCTTATTTTTTTATTCTCATTATATAAAACAAATACTAATTCCTGTATCACTAATGAATCCCTAATTGCTTTATACTTCTGTGTGTCCCCCACTCTAAAGTAACCTTTACATTCTATTAAGTAATCACCCCTTACAAAGTCAGGTATATATTTCTTATTGACAATATAAGGGATGCCATAAGGCTCTTATCTCCATAGCGTAGTTAACTTCTTAGCTATATCGGCCTCGAATTTATTTCTATAATTAATGGTATTTGTTTTCATCTTCGTGTATAAAAGTAAAGTTATCCTCACTCCCCTCAGGTATAAAATCTCCCTC